CGGCGGAACTATCAGTAGCAAAGATGTAACAATTGAAACAATCACAGGTGATAGTGCACCTTTGGCGTTTCCAACAGATGAGTCAACAGACGTAACAGTTTCAGGAAAACAAGTGAACGTTAGATTGAATGGCGGCACGGTTGGCAATGAATACAATGTTGATGTCAAAATAACAACAAACCAAGGTGACACTGACAGCAGAAGATTTAGAATCATAGTCAAAAGGAAACATCTATAATGGCTGACAAGAAGCATTATAAACTTGATAAGGACCTAATTTCAAAATTAGCCACGATACATTGCACATATCAAGAGATAGCAGAAGTTGTGGGCACTTCAGTCACAACGCTTGAAAAAAGATATAAAGCAGTTATTGAACAAGGCAGGGCAGACGGAAAAAAAAGTCTGCGTAGGGCACAATTCGAGAAAGCAATCAAAGGTGATGTCAGGATGCAAATTTGGCTTGGTAAACAATGGCTGGATCAAAAAGATGCACCAACAGACGAAGAAAATAGTGCACCATTGCCATGGGCAGAAGAATAATCCATTCTTAAAATATTCAAATAATTAATAGCATGAAACTATCAGAACCACAAAGAATGGTGGCGGATGACTCTTCAAGATTTAGGGTGTTGGTCACTGGTAGAAGATTTGGCAAGACTACACTTGCGATACGAGAACTTTGTTACACTGCTAGAATACCTGGCAGGACTTGTTGGTATGTTGCACCCAGTTACAGGCAGGCAAAACAGATTGCATGGGTCCAACTCAAAAAATTATTGAATGAACTACATTGGATCAAAAGCATCAATGAAGCAGAACTTACACTTGTTCTAAAAAACAATTCCAGGATATGTCTGCGAGGTGCTGACAACTCAGACAGCCTTAGAGGTGTTGGTATAGACTTTTTAGTCATGGATGAATGCGCCGACATAAATGAAAACGCTTGGACGGCAACATTACGACCCACACTGTCAGATACAAAAGGCAAAGCACTATTTGTTGGAACGCCCAAAGGAATGAATTGGTTACATGATTTATATCAAAGGGGACAGGACAAAACTGAACAAGAATGGAGTAGTTTCAAATATACCACTCTAGAAGGTGGATTCGTTGACGATACTGAAATTGAACAGGCCAAGAAAGATCTTGATGCCAAAACATTCAGACAAGAATACCAAGCAACCTGGGAAAACTATCACGGTGTGATATATCATGCATTTGATATGCAACACAATGTCCAAGCATTCAACCTACCGGATAATGCTAATGTTTTTTACATAGGATTGGATTTCAACATTGATCCCATGAGTGCTGTTGTCTGTTGGGTCAAAGATAATATTGTTTATGTGCATGATGAAATATGTATTTGGAGTTCAAACACAGATGAGATATGTCAAGAGATCCATAAGCGATATAAGATGAAAAAAATATTTGCATATCCTGATCCTTCTGCAAAAGCACGTAGATCAAGTTCAGGTGGCAGGACAGATATTTCAATTTTACAAAACAATGGATTCATTGTGAAAGCACCAAACAAGCATATGCCTGTTCGTGATAGGATAAACGCAGTCAACTCAAAACTTTGCAGTGCCGCTGGTATTAGAGGACTTATTATCCATCCAAAGTGTAAGAATCTGTTAAATAGCATAAGCAAACAAGTTTACAAGGAAGGCACTAGCCTACCAGACAAGCAAGGTGGATTTGATCATATGAATGATGCATTGGGATATTTGGTTTCTTATCTTTATCCTATTACTACAAATTACGAGAGTGCAGACGCTGGCAGGTTCACAGTCAAAACAAGGATAACAGATGGCAGATTATAGCACAACAAATCAAGATCCTGATTTTGGAAACTACACAATGGGCCTACCAGTCCATCCAGAATACAGGAACTATATCAGAAGATGGAAATTCCTAATTAATTCATACCTTGGTGGTTCACAGTATAGAGCATCACAATATCTCACAAGATACATCTATGAAAGCGAAAATGAATACCTACAACGTATCACACAGACACCATTAGACAATCATGTTAAATCAGTTGTGCATATCTACAACAGTTTCTTGTTCAGGAACGAACCTGAAAGGATTTATGGTTCAATTGAGAGTCCAGAATTACAAGCATTTTTGAGAGACTGTGACATGGAAGGCAGAAGTTGGGAAAGTTTCATGAGAGATGTCAACCTAATGAGTTCGATATATGGCCATTGTGCTGTTCTCGTTGATAGACCAGAAACGCAAGTGGGAACTAGAGCAGAAGAACTTGAACAAGGTATACGGCCATACGTTACAATATACACTCCAGAAAACATCATTGACTGGAGTTGGCAGAGACTACCATCAGGACATTACGAATTAGAATATGTAAAATTTTTAGAAGCAGAAGAACTAAACAGTTATTCATTGGGCAAATACGTTATCAGAACTTGGACAAAGGATATGATAATGTTAGAAGAATTTGATAACAACAAATCAGGACAAAAACTTACATTAATTGAAGAGAAGGTTAATCCTTTAGGCAAGGTGCCTGTCACTTGGGTGTATGCAAACAGATCACCCATAAGAGGCATAGGAGCATCGGACATTGGTGATATAGCAGACCAACAAAATGCAATCTATAATGAATTATCTGAAATAGAACAATTGATAAGGATTTCAAACGCACCCTCACTTGTGAAAACAAGAGACACAGATGCATCAGCAGGTGCGGGAGCAATCATAACAATGCCTGAAAATCTAGATCCAGGACTTGCTCCAAGATTACTGCAACCAAACGGACAAAACTTGGATGCAATATTGAAAACAATAGAAAGCAAAGTTAAAGCAATAGACAGGATGGCCCACCTTGGTGCCATCAGAGCGATAGAAACTAGACAGATGTCCGGCGTTGCAATGCAATCAGAATTCATACTGTTGGATGCAAAACTTTGTGAGAAAGCAAAAAATTTACAACTTGCAGAAGAACAGATTTGGAGAAACTGGGCATTATGGCAAGGGCAAATTTTTGATGGTGAAATAAATTACCCAATGGCTTTCCATATCAGAGATAAAAACTTGGATATGGATCTTTTACAGAAAGCGGCGGCAACGCAGAGAGATTCAGCGACAGCAACACCTGATGTAAAAACTTTACTTGACAACAGGGTCAAAGAACTACTTGCCATCGATGATGAAGAAATACAAGATATGACACAAAGGATACCACCCCAAACACAAATGACTCATCCACCAATGGAGAATCCAGCAGACATGGTAAAACACATGAGAGAAATGATTGAACAAGGTTTTACAAATGAACAGATATTAGAATTACATCCAGAAATAAAACAATTCTTTGAAGGAGAAAATGGTGAAGAGACGAGCAGTTCCTAAAGACAAAGCAACAGGCATACCAAAAAAATATCTATCAGGTATCAAAGGTAGACAACGAAGACAACTTGCTAGAACAATCAATCAAATAAGTGCATTGGCAAGGGCAGGCAAGAGAATACCTCAATCATTGATTGATAGGAGGGTGAGACTTGGCTACAAATAGAGCAAAACCTTTATCATCTACGACAATAAAAATTTTAAGAGACAAAGCAAAGAAGAGCGTGTATTCATTTGCAACTTTGAAAAAAGTTTTTAGAAGAGGACAGGGTGCTTTCTTGACAGCAGGATCAAGACCGGGAATTGGAATGCAACAATGGGCACTTGGCCGTGTTAATTCATTTTTGAGAGGTTCGAAAAAACACGATCTAGATCTAAGGAGAAAGAGATAATGTTTAACTGGATAAAAAATTTTATTAGAAAAATAAAAAATAGAATTGAAATGAATAGACAGATAAAGGAACTTAAGAAGAAAGATCCTTTCATTTACAAGTAAGGACATCATGCCAAGACCATCTGCACAAATGAGAGCCAACGCCAGGAAAGCATTAAAACTGCGAGATGCCGCACCACCAAGCAGGAGAGGAATGACACCAGTTGGACTGCGAAGGGCAAACCAATTCAGCAGGGGACAAAACGTGTCAATGGATGTTGTGAGGAGAACTTTCAGTTTTTTATCAAGAGCAAAAGCATATTACAAACCTGGATCTAACACACCAGGCACTCAAGCATATCTTGGATGGGGTGGCAACGCAGGTCTAAGTTGGGCGAGGAGATTGTTAGACAGATGATCGGAGAACTAGATGGCAGGTATAAAAACAAGCAAAGGACAACAAGTCCATCATTCCAAACATTATGCAAAGGGACAGGAATGGGTGCCATGCAAAGTAGTATGTCCAAAGATAATGGGCAAAGGAACAAAAATGTTTATGAGTGCTCAATCCAAACAGACGGGCGAGATTTATAAAAATTCGCAGGGCAGACCCATGCCATGGAAGGCCATACCTTTCACAACTATCAAACCAGAAGGATTAGAATAATGCCAAGAAAAGATATTTTTAGACAACCAGTTGACTCAGCAAAGCATGAACAATTTAAAAAACTATGTTTGGAATATTTCTCACAACATGAAAAACTTATTTCAAACCCATCACAGAGATTCGCGACCAGGGCCAGGAAGGCCTTGATACGAATAAAGAAGGTAGCACATGAAAGGGGACTAGAATTACTGACCCTGTATGCTCCTTCTTTGAACAAAGGTAAACAGCCAATAAATGGTTGTTTAGACAAGGAGACAAAATGATGCATAGAGGCAAAAAGCATAAGGACAAAAAAGGTTCAAAGTCTGGAAGAAGATCTCCACGTGGTGGAAGAAAGAGTGGCCGTAGGAAGTAAAGACATTGAACAATGGATTAGAGGGCAGGTTATTAAAAGGCATAAAGCGTCTGGAAAAGCAATCTGCCCTTTTGCAAAAAAAGTTATCGAAGATAAGACGTTCTCGATCACGCCAGCGAAAAGCAATGTGTTGGCTCAGATTAATCAGTGTTGCAGTCTGTTTAGTGTGCTTGGTCTTGATATCGTCATTTTATATTTCAATCACAGAATAACACGAAACAAAATAAAAAACATTTGCCAAAAGGCACATGAGCAACATCCTAACTTTGCCATATTGTATGATCACCCAGACAACAAAGGTCTCCACAAAGGGGTGAGTTTCAGTTTCAAGAAAGCACCTCTTATAATGATCCAAGATCTCCGCAAACTGAAAGAAGCACAAAAAATATTGCGGAAGTCAGGTTGGTATGAGGCATGGGGACTGGCAGATTTTGAAATGTTTTATTAATAGTTTTACACCAACAGTATAAATATGTTCATACGAGGGACAATCCAAACCTCGAACAACAAAAAGGAGAAGTTTACGATGGAACAAAAACAAGCATCGCCAGACAATACACAACAGGTCACTGAGCCAGTTGCAGAAGTCTATAAAAACACGACACCTCAGGCAACGGTTGAATCAACAACTGACAAATCATACTCACAGGACCAAGTGGATGCTATTGCGGCTGAGATCCGTAGGAAAGCAGAGCAAAAAGTATTCAAGAAGTTTGAAGGAGTTGATGTTGAGCACTACAGGTCTCTGATTGCCAAAGAAGAAAATGAAAAACTTCAGAAGCAAAAAGAGAAAGGTGAGTTTGAAAAGATTTTGAAAGAGCAGGCTGAGAAGTCTCAATCTAGGATCCAACAACTTACCGGTGAACTGACAAAGATCAAAGTTGATGGAGCATTGATAAATGCCGCGTCGACAATGAAAGCGATCAACCCCGAACAAGTCACAAGGCTTATTAGGGATCAGATCAGGATGTCAGACACAGGTGAAGTTGAAGTAATAGATTCAAAAACTGGACAAGCAAGATACACTGAAACTGGTGAAGCAATGTCTGTTGACCAAGCCGTGAAGGAGTTCCTAAACTCCAACCCGCACTTTGTTGCAGGAGGCCCAGCCGGAGGTGGATCTCAATCTAATACTAGACCTGAAGGTGCTAAGAATGTTGATGTAACCAAACTGGACATGAAAAATCCAGAACATAGGAAACAGTATGCCGAGTATCGAAAGACACTAGGCTACTAACATTAACAACAATAGAAGGAGATTAGCAAAATGGCTAATGAAACTACTACTACTACGTTGAATGATCTGATTTCACCGATCGTGCAAGAAGCAATGTTCGTTGCATCAGAAACTTCAATCATGCCAGGACTTGTGAAGAACTTCACAGTTCCAGCAAACGCAGGAAAGGTATTACAAGTGCCTTTATATCCTGTGCAAACAATCGCGGCAGATACAGCAGAAGCAACTGACCTTTCAAACACAGCGATATCTACTGACAAAGCAGATATAACTTTAGTTGAAGCAGGTATCATGACTACATTGACTGACATGGCGAGAAACCATTCAGTATCAAATGTAATCGCAGACTTAGGTAAAGTATTTGGTGAAGCGATCTCAAAAAGACATGACAGAGCATTAACTGGTCTGTTCTCATCTTTTTCAACTTCAGTTGGTGTAAACCAAACTGAGATCGAAGTAAAAGACTTGTTCGAAGCATATGCTACTTTGAAAGCAAATGCAGTTCCAGGTCCATACTTTGGTGTGTTCAATCCAAAATCAATCTACAATGTGAAAAAAGCATTGACTAACACTTTTGTGAACCCTAATGCAGGTGTATTACAAAATGAAGCAATGAGAGAAGGTTACATTGGTAGAATTGCTGGTATCGACATATTTGAAAGTTCAAACGTTGTTGAAACATCAGCAAGTGATGTAACAAACGCAGTGTTCTCTAGAGATGCACTTGGTGTTGCAGTTGCAGAACAAATGAAAATTGAAACACAAAGAGACGCATCTTTAAGAGCAGATGAAGTTGTAGCATCAACAAGATATGGTGTTGCAGTATTACATAACTCTTATGGAGTGAAACTAATTGGAGATAACCAAATCAACTAATAATTGATTTAACTTTCTTTTTTACACTAAAGGGCGGTAGCAATATCGCCCTTTTTTAATGACTTAAATATCATTATGACAATCATATGGTTCAATGGCCCATCCAACAGACAATTGATTGATAGTTTACCAAGACAAACATTTGAACTTGGTTGTAACTTTATAAGGCGACAAAGACCGGTTGATGTTGTCTGTGCATATGACATTAACACAATTATTAAGATACCAATTGAGGACTCAGTGCAATATTACACCCGTCCTGATGCCCAGTATGGCAGTTGGAATGTTATAAATGATCCCGTAATTCGATCAACCAATTCAGGACTATTGGCCTGCTACGTTGCCAGTAAGAAAACAAATGCACCTATCTACATAGTAGGCTGTGATTGGGGCATAACCAGACAAAGCAACTTTGAACATCTATATGACCACACAGAACCAAAACGCAAATACATACAACCACACAATGATTTCGTCAAAAGGGTGTTTGCTGGTAAGCAGGTGTGGGTTGTGCATGATCAACAACCAGACATTGACCTGCCAGTGGTGTCTGTAAAACAGTTTAAAGAACAGTTAGAAATAAATATATGAGCAGGAAGGACCTGCACACAATTATATTAAAAAATTAAGGAAGGACCTTTAATGGCGCAATTTAGCACTGACTCGGATCTTTTAGAATTTGAGCCTGACATAAAAACATACGGTATACAAGACTTTGAGACCGATCCAAACCTACACCAAAAATCCTACGATGATATATTAAGACTCTTAAACATTCGTTGGGCACCCACATACAGCCTAGGCAGATATGATGCCAGTGTGTTGGATGGCACGATAATAAGAGTTGATCCAAATAAACTACAAAATTCACAGTTTACGAGGGCAAGTGTGTATCATGTGTTGGGATACTATATCTATCCAAGATTATCTACTTTTGATCCCGCTGGAGATGCCTTCCGTGAAAAAATGACCTATTACGTGAACAAGTTCAATGAAGAATTTGATTTCATTTTACAAGAAGGCGTGAAGTATGATGCTGATTCAGATGGCAACATCACAAACAGTGAACAGCAGACATTCTATCACAGCAGATTACAGAGATAATAACGGATGTCAGCAAGAGAAAACATAGCAAAGAACATAATCGCTCAATTGGAGAATATGCAGAGTCCTGCACCTGGAAAAGTGAGCAGGGTTTTCTTTGATGTGACAAAATTAGCAATAACACAGTTCCCCGCTATACTTGTGGTGACGTCAAACGAAACAAGACAAGACATCAGCACAGACTTGAGGGAAGCAACAATAGAATACCAGTTGCGTTGTTATGTAAGAGGCACTCAAGTTGACACTCTTAGGAATGAATTGGTTGAGAACATTGAAGAAACTTTGGAAGTATCAAGAGACAGAGACATTGACTTGAGCACAACCAATATTCATGATGTAACTACACACATCACAAACATAGAAGTCGTTGACAGAGAACTTCCATTAGCGGAAGTCATTGTAACTGTTCAATGCACTTACAGATATGCGAAAGGAACATTATAATGGCTATCCAAATGTATAAAGGCAAAGAGATTCGGGTTGTTCATAACAGAGATGTTAGAAAACACCAGGATGATGGTTGGACCTTCAAACCATCTAAGACAGCAATTCAACAGAAGATCACAAGGAAGAAATCAAAAGTTTCTCCTAAGGTGGAACCTGTTGTTGCACCCACAACAAAAATAGATCTTCCAGGTCCGGAAGATTTTGACTTTAAAATAGAGGAGTAAACAAATGGCAGTAAACACAGGAACATACACTGGCGAAGCAGGAACTATCAAGTTCAACCAGTCAGGTTCAAACGTTGCAGTTGCGTCTGTAAGAAACTTCACAGTTGAACAGTCTATGGACACAATTGAAGACACAGTGATGTCGGCTGATGGTGCATCAAGAACTTATAAAGGTGGTCTA